GCTCCTCGCATAATATCATTAACAATAGATTCTACTTTACAATAATCACCGCACGCTCTACCAACTGGTATTTCTATATCATTATTAACACTTTCTTGCATTGGATACATGAATGCTCCGTGTGTAGATGGATTAGAAACAAAGTCAAATGCTATCAATTCAAAATCTGGTTGTACTTCTTGTGAGGGTTCACCGCCCGCTTCACTAACAGTTTCTACTGAACCCATTCCACGAGAACTAATACCAAGTTTAATTCCTGATTTAAATAATTCTGTTAATATATTACCAGATGGTGTACCTAATACTTCAACTGTACCTAATAAATTATCACCTTCCCAATGCATTTCTTTAATGTTATGAGAAACATTAGCTAAATTAACTACAGAACTTTCTGGATGATCCAATTCGCCCATTGCTCTACTTTGTTTTATAAATTCTTTATGATATTTTTTAGCTTCACGCACTAATACTTCACGTGGATAAATTCTACCATTTTGGTTTTTTGCTTCTGCACGTTGTAATACGCCACGAACAATTAACTTTCCATTATTTTCTTTCATAGATTCAGTAATTTGTTCTTGTTTTATTTCAAATGGTAAATAATCTACTATAAGTTGTCTCACATCTAACTCCGTGTTTTTAAAATTTCATTTTTTAAGTCTTCTAATCTTTTTATCCATCTATTAATAAAATTAATAGTTTCTACCTTATTAGGTTCTTCTCCTTTGACTTTAGTTTCTTCTATAAGCCACCGACGCTTTAAATTAGATAGACTTAACAATCTTCCTAAAAAGTTAAGTCCATCTTTATTCCAAGATGAGTTCATAATAAGATTAATAAAGTTGGCCAACTTTGTTTGCTAGTTTTACTAACCTTTCACTAATTTTTTTCATGGCTCCGTGAGTTCGTTTCCAATAAGATGTAGAATCTACTCCTATTTCGTTCTTCAATCTCACATTCATTTTAACAAGTTTATCTAACTCGTTTAGTTTATCACGAACTTCTCTCATTGAATAACCAATTTTTTGTTTAGGTGATAATGATTCATCATTTCTATAATCGTGATATTTACCTTCAGTTACAGATTCAAGTTTCTTATCAATCTGTTTTGCTTTACCAGTTTGAACTTCTTTTACAGCAATTCTTTTATTAACGGATTCTTTAATTGTAAGAGATTCTCCCAATCCTTTTTTTGCTGCTTTTTGAACAAATAGTTTGAAATCTTTTTTCTTTGACATTTTAATTACACCATCAATACCTTGAGGATTCATCCATATAAATTTAGAAATAACTTTTAGTTCTTTTTCGTTATATCCTTTGAAATGTTTTTCCCAATCCATTGAACCTTCATTTACTTTACTATATCCAGTAGAATTAGTTACAGATTCTTTTTTTCTTTTTTCTTCTGGTTCATCTTCAATAGTTGTTTTTTTCCCACCAGGATGAAATGGTATATGAGCTTCAATTTTCTTATCAACTTGTTTTGCTTGAGATACACCAACTCTTTTAACACTTATAATAGCTTTAACACCACCCTTTAATTTTTTAGCAACAATCATTTTAGCTTCACCTTTAGAACCAGCATCAACTAATACACTACCAAAATCTGTTCTTATATGAAACTTTGCCTCATTTACTTTTACAAATCCAAATACTGCTGGTTTCTTATGACCATCTTCAAAACCCGCTTTTTTAATTTTTTTAGAGTTTTTTTTACGGAATGCACGAGGAGTTTTAGGTGGTCCTGCTCCACCATCAATTGCTCCAGTTACTGAAGCTTCTTCTAATTCTTGCTTAAGTATTTCTTTAATATACTTTCTTAAAATGTTAAGATTCATGGACATTTTTTAACTCCTTGATTAGTTCATAATATCTCATTAAAGTTAAAACTTGTTTATCTTTTACTATTCTACCTTTTGTTAAATTTTCTATTTGATTTATAGCTTCAGTTAATTTAATCTTGGTAATATCATCAGTAACTTTAGGTGTATGAAGTTTTAATGTTTTTTTAATTTTTACTACTTCACTATCAACAAATTCTCTCATTGAATTTGTATTGCTAACGTTATTAATATAATTTTTTAATAAATTCTTTTGAGATTCATCTAACGTTTTATATTTTTGATTAAACTTATCTACAAGAATTTGATATGCTAATAATCTTAAATCTTTATCTTTTTTATTATATTCGCGTAAAACTTTATTTTTAGTTTCAGTTAAATTAAGTTTTTTACTAGTAATATGTTCTAAAACAGTAAATTTAGAATTAACAACTGCTTCGGGATCGAATATAGTAGATATGGTTTCTGCTTGAAATACATTATAAATTGATGCTAATATTCTATAATTAGATATTCGACCATTAAAAAAGTCATTAGCATTATAATTGTCTTTAATTTCTTTAATAAGATTGTATTTCTCACGCCTTAACGTTGAAGTATTCAATTTTTTTCGTGATTTAATAACTGCTTCTACTAATTGAGTCGCTCTATCTGCAGATTCATAATATTTTTCAGAAAGTACTCTATATAATTGTAATTCTTTACCCAATTCAGTATTTTCATTAAAATATTTCTTTACAATTTTAACTGATTTTGTACTTTTTCCAGCTAAAACGTCTGCTGTAATTTGTCTTGTTAATAATTCAAAAAGAATACTCGTATTCTTTATTTTAGAATGTTTCAATTTTCGAGCCATTATAAAATACTCCAATGTTTAATATAGTATGTCATAAATAAATATAAAGTTAAATAATAATCATTCATTTGAAACACTTTCGCTTAAAGAACTTATCTCACTATTATACTCTTCTTCTAGTTCTTGTGCCTCTGTTATAATTTTATTATCATATTTATTAAATTTCATCGTTTTTTTCAATTTATCAAAGTGAGCTAAAGCTAAATGTTTACCAAATCTTCGTGAACTGCTACCACCCTTTTTCTTATCGTGAGCTCCAAGTGGGTCTCTACCTCTTGCACTACCATCTTTACTATATTTAGGGCCTTCTTTTGGTCTACCTGCACCATCCCAACCGCCGGGAGGTGAACCTCCATTAGGTCCCAAATCATCTAATTCGTGACTTGTTCTACCCATTGCCATATCTGATGGTGTTCCAGTTGCTTCTCCGCTTTTTGCTGGGTCATTTCCTTCATTTTCAATCTGTGACCTTCTGAATTTTTGTTTGTAATCAAATGCTATCTCTTTATCAAGTTTTTGTATTTCTTCATCAGTAAATCCAAATATATTTTTATAAATCCATTCTGAAGAAACTAAACCGTCTTGTAACATAGAACTTGCAAGTGAAGTTTTATTATTCCATAATTCTACTTTTTCTTCTTCATATATTGTAGATGGGTTTGTAAGACCTAATTCAAAGTTAACTAAATCTGCATCTTGATAACCTTGTGCATACAAGTGAACAATAGCTATCTTTGTTAATTCTGATATTGTAATTCTTTGAATTCTTTCAATAGTTCTAGCAAATCTTACATCCTCTGCAGCCAATGTTGCTTTACTACCAATTTGTTCTTCAAATCCTAAAAACGCTTTTGGTATTCTTAATGAAGATAAAAGTTTATGTTTAAGATATTCAATATCTTCAACTGCTTCATAAGTTAAACCAGGAAGTGAATCTATACTTGTACCACTATCACCGCCACGAACTGGTAAGAAGAAATCTTCAGTAATATTCTGCATATTGTATTTTAAGTTATAATCACCAGTATCTTCATCAACTACTGGAGCTTTTTTCATTTTATTAATAACTTTTTGCATATAATTATCAACTTCAGCAGGTGGTATGTTTCCAATATCTAATTTGAAAATTCTCTTTTCAGGAGCTCTCATGATTCTATGAATTAACATCGCATCTTCCATAAGAGTTAATTGTTTCCAAATTTTACGACCACCTTCAACTTGTGATTTACCGTATGGGAGATAATTAGAATCAGATAGTAATCTAAAATGAGCTACTTCATAATTTTCTAATTCTTCTTTTGTAACAGAATCTTCTTGTTTATATCTATGTTGATTTGTAACTGACTCTATTAAGAATTTAACATATTCTGGATTGTCGGGGTCTAGACCTTCTAATCTTGATACATCATACGCCGATAATGGGACTACATTTGTAATACCATATTTTTCAGAAATATCTAACTTCAAAAAGAAATCACCATATTTACACATATTGCGAACCCATGGCCATAAATTAAATTCTATATTTATAATATCATAGAATAAATTATGTAATATTTCTTTTATCTGATGATTATCAGTTTTAATTTCTAAAACTTCTCCATATTCAGATTTCATTGTGGATTCATCTGCATAAATATCAAGAGCACTTGAAATTATTGCATCACTATCCATTGATTCATAATCTTTAAAAAGATTTAATCTCATTGACTTAGTTAATAGTGAATCTGAATATCCACTTAATCCTGCACCTGTGAATATTTTTTGATACCTATCAACAAGATTACTTCTTGACATAGATTGTGTGCGACTTGTATCAGCAACTTTTAATTTTTTGCCTCCTACATTTCTTACAATTACATTTGTAGAAAATAATCGTTGTAATCTACCAAATAGACTTTTATCAGCCATTTTTTACCTCTTTACTTAATTAACCATTCTAATGATTCTTTTTTCTGATTTACTTCCATCACCCAAGAATCATTCTGGTTATCTGTTGGTGTATACACACCTTGATTTGTTGTAATACTATTCATTGCTTTCTTTTGCAATTCTATACCTTCAGCTCTTAATCGTAAAGCTGTCTCTCTTATCCACAATCCCATAGCATATGACATTACCAAGTCATCATTATATCCTGACATAGCTTCTGCACGACTTCCGTTATATATAAATACAAACAATTCATCAATTAATCTTTGAGAATGAACTGTTACTAATTTTTCTCTAAAAAATTCTTCCAATTTTGCTATTACTAATGGTCTTGTTTTAGATGTCAATGTAAATCCTGGAATTAATTGTTTTTCCATTCTATTAATTTTATTATTAATATGTCTTTGAGTATCTACTACTTGTAAATCTTTGCTCATATAAAATAAATTATCATACTCTCTATCAATACATTGTTGTATAGCAGCCCAACCAATATTATTGTTTTCAACTACAAGTAAAGCATTATTATATTCAATTGATATATTAACTAATAAATTACCATAATCTCTTGTAGACATTCTACCTTTATATTCGGCTACTTGTTCTAAACTCTCTACATCTAAAATATGAAATGCTGAATAATCTGTAGCATCTCCTCTACTAACATCAGCGCATACTATATAATCTTTTGTATAATTTGGTGGCTCCCATATCCAAACATTTGAATCTATACCCCGTTTTTCAATCGGTTCTTTAACTTGTGTAGTTCTATATTCTTCTAAAATAATACCGTCAACTACACTTTGACCCGATGTAATAAAATCACAATCACATTCTTGAGCCGCCATTGAAGGGCCTAACAATTTATCTTGTTCATCTCTCCATTCTTGTTCTCTCTCAGGGTGAACTGTCCAGTGTAACTTCATAAAATTAAAATCATTTAACCCGTCTTCTGCGTCCATCCAAGTTCTGTGAAACCAATTACCCACACCATTTGGTGTAGAAAGTGCTATACATTGTCCACCAGTTGATAGTGTCTGAGATGCTGCTGCCCATATTGTATCTATTCTATCAATAAATGCTGCCTCATCAAGTATTAATAAAGACAATGCTTCAGAACGCCCGCTTTCGTCGCCACTTGCAACTGCTTTTATCTGAGACCCATTTTTATATCTCAAACTCAATTTGTTATCTTCAACACAAGGTTGTTTTAACCAGCTCGGTAAATTTGCGTGCATTACACGAACTTTTGTTACTAAGTTTTTAGCAATTTCTTGTTTAGTAGCAATTACTAAGATGTTTTTATCGTGATGAAATGTCATCATCCATAAAGAATATCCTGCAGTTAGTGTTGATATCCCTAATTGTCTTGCTTTCAAAATTATATTAAAGCGATGCTGTACTAAATCACTAACAGTTGATTCTTGAAAATTATATAAATTAAAAGGTATCTTACCCTTTATTGGATGTTGTATCACACAATACTTTTTCAAGAAATAAACAGGGTCGGATGCACATTTTACATACTCCTGTTTAATTACATCTTTTAATTGTCCTTTTGAGTTTCGGTCCATATTAATATACTACGCTTACAGTACCACTTCCGCTTATTTGTTTTACACCTATTTCATAAAGTGTTTTAGCAGTTAAAGATGATGCCGCAATAGAATCACCTTCGGTTGGCCAAATAACTGAACTTCCTGCAGTAGTTATAATAAATCCACTTGAACCGGCATCAGAACCAGTAAAATGTGTTATACCAGCAGTTGCGGTTTTAATTTTGCCAAACTTTGCATCATCTTTTATAGAAGGTACGCTTCTACTTGACACATCAGTTCTTCCTTTACCACCACTTGTTATTGTTGCCATTTATTTTCTCCTATTAATTAATGTTATTTCCCTATATATAAATATATTACTTTAAAGAATCTTCTATTTTTTGTAGATGCTCTAAAGCTTTATCGGCCTGTTTTTTAATATCTTCCATATCCATTTGCCACTTTTCTTTATCAACGGAATATCCATCAGGTCTAACTTGTTGCCAAAATTCTACAGAATCTTGTTTTTTAAACTCTTCAATACTTTGTTTTTGCTCTCTTACCCAGGCTAATTTGTTTGCAATCACTTTTTTTGTAGCCCATTCATCATATGTACCGTCAATCCTCAGTTTATTTTCAACTTTTACTTGACAGTCTAAACAATGACTGTATAAATACCACATTCTATCATCTAACCGTCTTTTCATTACTTTTTTACATTCAGGACAGAACCAAGGTACTCTTGCTTCTTTAGTTATCTCTAATTTTTCATCTATTCGGTTTCGTTCTTCTTCTTTTTCTAGTTTTAACTTCTTTTTAAAGTCTAAATCTTCTTGAGCGACAAAAATTCGTTTTTCTGGAGTTTCTCCATGTAAAATAGTTTGTAACGCTTCATTTTGTCGTTTATTTTCTCTACTATATGACATATTACCTCTTAATTAAAAATTTAATAAACCTAATATTTGATTTACTGGCGCAAA